TAAATGGCACTTCTCACGCCGCGTCTTTGTCGGTGGAGTGGTACGAATGAGCAAGCTCAAAGACCCGAAGGGTGGGCTGACCGCTGCTGGCCGTGCGTACTTCAAGCGCAAGGAAGGCGCGAATCTGAAGCCAGGGGTAAAGGGCGCAGCCGACACGCCAGAGAAGATGCGCCGCAAAGGGTCATTCCTGACCAGGTTCTACACCAACCCGAGCGGGCCACTGGTCAATGACAAGGGTGAGCCGACAAGGCTGGCTTTGGCCGCGAATGCCTGGGGTGAGCCAGTGCCTCGCACACGAGCTTCTGCTGCAAGACTTGCGGCAAAGGGGCGCAATCTGTTGGCGCGTTACGAAGCGACGAAAGACTGACTATGGCAATGAAGCTGACTGTCGAGCAGATTCTGCAACGGCACAAGATCGCGCAGAACCGCAAGGAAGACTTCCGCGCTCTGTACGAAGATGCGATGGAGTTTGCTCTGCCGCAACGCAATCTGTACTCTGGCGACTACGAGAGCAAGGTCGGTGGTCGGCAGAAGATGAGCCGTGTCTTTGACTCCACCGCCATCAACTCCACACAGCGATTTGCCAATCGCCTGCAAAGCGGCATCTTCCCGCCGCAGCGCAAGTGGTGCCGTCTGGAGCCTGGGACTGATATTCCGCCGGATCGTCGCACCGAAGCGCAAGCCGTTCTTGACCTCTACAACGAGAAGATGTTCGCGGTTCTCAAACAGAGCAACTTCGACATCGCGATGGGCGAGTTCCTGCTCGATCTGTCTGTTGGCACAGCCATCATGCTGGTGCAGCCAGGAGATGCCGTCAGCCCGGTGAACTTTATCCCAGTGCCGCAGTATCTGGTCTCTTTCGAGGAAGGGGCCAATGGCCAGGTGGATAACGTCTACCGGCGCATGCGGGTCAAGGGAGAGAGCATCAATCAGCAATGGAAAGATGCGGTCATTCCGCCTGATCTTGCCAAGCAGATTGAGAGCAAGCCGACAGAGGACATTGATCTGATCGAGGCTACGGTCTATGACTACAAGCGTGGCGACTACTGCTACCACGTTATCCATGAGAAGTCGAAGTCCGAGCTGGTCTACCGGCGCAACAAGACGAGCCCCTGGGTGGTCAGCCGCTACATGAAGGTGGCCGGTGAAATCTACGGGCGTGGCCCTGTGCTGACGGCGCTGCCTGACATCAAGACGCTCAACAAGACTCTTGAGTTGCTGCTGAAGAACGCATCGTTGGCCATCACCGGTGTTTATACCGCTGCGGATGACGGAGTTCTCAACCCGGCTACGGTACGCATCACGCCTGGGGCGATCATCCCTGTTGCCCGCAACGGTGGCCCGCAGGGTGAGGCTCTACGTCCGCTGCCTCGGGCCGGTGACTTCAACGTCAGCCAGATCATCATCACTGATCTGCGAGCCAACATCAAACGCACTCTGTTGGATGAGAGCCTGCCCCCAGACAACATGAGCGCACGATCTGCCACTGAGGTGGTGGAGCGGATGAAGGATCTGGCGCAGAACCTGGGAAGCGCATTCGGGCGGCTCATCAACGAAACCATGATCCCGCTGGTGAGCAAGATTCTGGAAGTGATGGATCAGGCCGGCATCATTGACATGCCTTTGCGTGTCAATGGTCTGGAAGTAAAGGTCTCTCCCGTGTCTCCGCTGGCGATGGCGCAGAACATGGACGAGATCAACAACATCATCCAGTTCATGCAGATTGCTCAGTCACTTGGCCCTGAAGGACAGATGTCAATCAAGCCTGGTGCTGCGGCAGACTACATCGCTGACAAACTGGGTGTCCCTGCTGCTGTGCGTGCTGGCCCTGAAGAGCGTGCAGCAATGATGCAGCAGATGGCGCAGGCTGCACAGCAAGCGCAGATGGCTCAGATGGCGCAGCAAGGCGCACCGATGGAGGCTCTGCCAGCATGAGCGGATGGGATGAGCTAGAGACACAAGCCACTGTGCAGGAAGATGACCTGCCGAAGATGGATATTGATCTTCTGATGGCCCGTGCGTTTGGGACTGAGGAAGGAATGAAAGTGTTGGCATGGATGCGAGACAGATACCTTGAGCAACCATGCTGGCACCCAGGAGCGGATGCGTCACTAGGGCAGTGGCGCGAGGGGCAGAACGCTGTCATCCGCGATATTGAAGCCCGCATCAAGAAAGCGAAATCACGCAAATGACCACTGCCGAAGCGAATGACAACCACGGCCTGCTGGACTCGGCTGTCGCCGAGCCGGAGCAGACAACCGATGGCCAAGAGCAGGCGACCATCAGTCACGTTCAGCCAGACCCAGCGGCAGAAGATGACGGTCCTCTGGAGCGTCCTGACTTCTGGCCAGAGAAGTTCTGGAAGAAAGATGCCAACGAGCCTGATCTTGAAGGCATCAGTAAGAGCTACCAGGAGCTGGAGAAGCAGTTCCGATCTGGCAAGCACAAACCGCCAGAGGGCGGGAAGTACAGCCTAGAGCCTACTGGACTGAATGCAGATGATCCTGTGGTGCAGTCCTACATGGGCTGGGCCAGCAAGTACGGCATTAGTCAGCAGGCATTCGAGGACTTGGCCAAGGATATTGTCGGCATTACCGGCAATCAGGTCGAGGAAGTGCAGCGCACGATCCAGCAAGAGCGACAAGCTCTTGGCCCCAATGCTGAAGCCATCATCAACAACATGGCTACCTGGGGGCGCGGCATGGTGCAAAAGGGCATCTGGAGCAAAGAGGACTTTGAGGAGTTCAAGGTCTGGGGCGGCACGGCCAAAGGCATCCAGGCTCTGATGAAGCTGCGTGAGACCTACGAAGGTCGAGTGCCTATTCAGACTGCGCCGCAGGAAGACAGCATCTCTGACGAGGAGCTGCAAGAGATGGTGGCCAGCCCTGAGTACAAAAAGAATGCGGCTTATCGCGCAAAGGTTGAAAAGCTCTTTGAAAAGCGTTATGCTTGAGCCGGTCTCCTCCTGAGTTGCAAAGCTCTTAGCCCCTCTTGACGAGGGGCTTTTTTTTGGCTACAGTTGATCCCGTTGGCGTGGAAACCGACAGAGCCCTTGAGAAACCACCCGCCCATCTTGCACCGATGGGTTTCCACCGGGTGGCTCCTCAAGGGTTTTTTGTTTCTACGTCATCCGTCAGGGCGCGTTAGCAATGGGCCTGTATGGGCCGCACCCAAGAAACACCGGGCTAGGAACACCCCCTAGATAACCCGACTGGCCTGTCAGCGAGGGACCAGGGTAGATGCGGTGACCATGGTGGTAGACAAGCACTGCATCGGATGAATCGCTGCCTCATGGGTGTGCTGGGTCGGTACTGCAATCAGTGCCCTCCGGGCAAGGTGTGGGCTACCACCCTTGGGGATGCTTTTGTAATTTCTTGACAGAAGCATGTATTTAGTGCCTAGAATTGGCACATTCGGACAACCGTGAGGCCCGAGTACCACTCTGGCGCGAGTTAGCGCAAGTCAGCGGCCTGGGCAACCAGACAACCAGCGGCGATTGATCCCTTCACCAATCGGAGATTCACATGGCAATCAGCATTAGCAATGCCTTTGTGACCCTGTTCGATGCGGAAGTGAAGCAGGCGTATCAAGCTGATGCTGTCCTGCGAAACACTGTCCGTCTGCGTACTGGTGTCACGGCAAGTACCCACAAGTTCCCGAAGATCGGTTCGGGTGTCGCTACGGTTCGCGTTCCGCAGACCGATGTGACGCCGCTGAACGTGACCTACTCTCAGGCCACGGTCACTCTGAGCGACTACATCGCTGCCGAGTATTCGGATATCTTCAACCAGGCCAAGGTCAACTTTGACGAGCGTTCGGAGTTGGTGCAAGTGGTGGGCAAGGCGATTGGTCGCCGTGCTGACCAGATCATCATCGACGCCATCGCTGGTTCTAGCACGACGCTGACTGTCAGCAATGACATCGGTGGTACGGACTCGAACCTGAACGTTGCCAAGCTGCGTCGGGCCAAGTCGCTCCTCGACACGGGTAACGTGCCGATGGACGACCGCTACATCCTGATCCACGCTGCCAACCTGCAAAACCTGCTGTCTGAGACCGCAGTGACCAGCTCTGACTTCAACACGGTCAAGGCTCTGGTGCAGGGTGAGCTGGACACCTTCCTCGGCTTCAAGTTAATCACCATTGGTGATCGTTCTGAAGGCGGGTTGACGGGTGGCGGTTCTGGCCAAGACCGTAAGGTCTGGGCTTGGCACAAGTCTGCTGTCGGCATGGCTGAAGGCATGGGCATCCGCTCTGAGATCAACTACATCCCCGAGAAGACTTCTTGGCTGGTGTCGTCGATGCTCTCCGCTGGTGCTGTTGCCATCGACGCTGGCGGCATCGTTGAAATCACCTGCCGCGAGTAAAGGAGTTCATCATGGCTTTTTCTGCTACCGGCTGGGCAACCATTGGTGCGTCGAAGCGGGGTAATGCTCCCAGCATCTACTCATATTCGACTGCTGACGCCATTGGTGACATCAACACTTCTGGCTACTTCAACTCGCTTGCCAACAGCCTATCTGTTGGTGACTTGATCTATTGCTTCAGCTCTACTGGCGGCACCCCTGCGGCGCATCTGGTTTGGGTTATCAGCAACAGCTCTGGCGTTGTTGACGTAACCAACGGTCAGGTTATTACCGCGACCGACAGCGACTGACGCTACAAGCGTTGAACGCCAGGGGCCAGCATCCTCACGGGTCTGGCCCCTTGTTCCATGAAGACCTACACACAAAGACA